GCTAACAACGTTCAGACCGTAAATATCCACCAGGGCCGAACAGCCCAGGCCCCAGCCGTACACGCTGCCGCTGGTCTTCATTAGCCGCCAGTAGGCGAACGGTTTGGACCAGTACCCGGCTATCCGCAGCGGCTCTTCCTTGTTGGGGTCGGAATTGACCTCGATATAAACCGATACCCACGGCCTATCGGGTATTTTCTTTTCCTTATCAAGTATTGGGTCGTCCTGCTCATATACTGCGTGAATAAACTCATGCCGCGCGAATGGATTGTTGGCTAGGTTTTCCCGTAGCCGCCGGCTGAGTTTTTCTTTGCCAAACTCCTCAGTGGCGTTTTTGGCCGTCATTTGGAACTTGCGATGCCATATATTGACCTTGCCCCTGGCATTTTCAGCAATAAACACCTCGCGGGGGTGAAAAGTCGAGCAGTCTATCCCGTCGGCTTTGGGGGACTCGTCTATGAACATACAGGCATTGCCGATAGCGCCAGCACCCCTGAATGTCGGGCTGAGCAGTGGATAAAAGTTGGAGTCCCGCAATATTGAGTAAATACCCTTCTCGCACTCTTGAAGCCATTGGCGGACAAGGGAATTGTTGTTCATCGCGTCGTTGGCCATGGCATATTTGAACCAGTCGAGTGATGGGCTCGCCAGATGCCCCTGCGTGCCGTCCGCCCAATTCTCCAGGGCTTCCTCCGGCCCAGCATTATAGACTTGAAGATTGCGGGCCTTACCCTGGTCGCTTGCCTCTTTGTCACCCCAAAGAGAAAGCTCTGGGAGAATCAACTCAATGACGTCCCTCCAGACATTCTCGTATGGCTGGCGGACCTTCTCGAATTGGGCCTGGCGTTCCTTTATTTTTTTGTAAAGCGACTTCTGCTCGGTCTCTGCCATCAACTACTCACGTTCTGCTTCCTGTTTATCCCTGTCGCCCAATTCCTTTTCCTCGACCGCCACCCCGTCCATGTCCGGGGCCGCCTCTTGAGCAGCCACCTTTGTTGCGGTTCCGCCCTCGACCTCTGCCTCGACCTGCACCTCTTTTTGCACCGCGAACTGCCATAACTGATTCTCCCGCTGTGGTTGGACCACAATACCCCAAACCCCGTCCTGTCATTGGCCCTTGACCCACTGGCCCTGTTCCATCAAACCCTGGCATCACTCTCTCCTTATTTTGCTTCCTACCGCCAGTTCTATTAGTTCAGTTCCGCCCGTTCCCTTGCCATATCTCAGACAAGCCCCACCGTTTTGGCCTGGTAGGGCGGCTGGGGGTGGTGATAGTCCCCACCTGAGGTGTAAAAGCAGCACCTCAAGTGAGCAAGCCAAACGCATCAGGGCCGCTGCTCCGGCCAACTGAATTTACCTATCCTCCTAAACTTGTCGGCGAACCGCCGAGCTTCGTCTGGTATATCGAGGGCTCGTCGTACAATAGGCCACGGCTAAAGAGACTCCGGCTGCCCGCTCTCGCCCGCCTGCGCCTTGCCTTATCCGCCGCTTCGCCCGGCCCCAATTCGACTACCGTAGGCGCGGCCGCCGAGCTTGCCGGAACGTCTGCCATCAGCGGGACAGGCAATTTCATGGCATCCTCAGCAGCTTTTGTGGCAGCCCCAGCCTTTGACTTAGCCTTGCGGGTTTCTTCGTAGGCTACTGCCCCGCCCGCAAGAGCTAAGGCCGTGTAAATAGCCGTCGTCGCTGTAAATGGCATACGCTCCGCTCCTATCCCGCCTTGAGCCAGCTTCGGGGGTCGTACCGGCCTTCCTGCTCCTCGAATAACTTGTCATAACCATAGTCCCGCAACGGACCTGGATAGCCAACGCGTTGTTCGTCAATCCGCAGCTCGTAGCGGTAGGCCACGGCCAGCCCGCAAAAAGCAGAGCCCACATGTTCCGTCCAATCCTTGACCGGCTCAGCGTAATAGACCGGCTTATCAGCCGTTGATAGCGTGGGATTCAGCCGCTTACGGTACGTTGACAGGCCCACAACCCCCTCACTGGCAAGCGGCTCGTGGAATAGACACATCGGGATTATGCCCCGGCCCGCCTCCAACTGGTCCACAAGGGCGTATTTTTGCAGGACGTGGAAATTAATATCGAGCCCTCTGGCAACGTCCAGGGTGTAAGTGCCCGTCTGGAACGATTTAGCATTGGGCCCCTGAATGTCCCACGGGGCAAAGTGCTGGGCATAGACGTAACCTTTCTGTTGCAGCATCACGGCGTGTTTCGGAAGCCCCATGCCCTTGCTGTCGTAGTAGAAGTCGATTAGCCGTATCTGTTGCTTGATAAACTGGGCAAACCAGATGACCGTATGCATGTGGCCAATATCCCAGAAGGTATAGACCTTAGCCGCTGCGTCGCGGGGATAAAAGCCAATCTGCCCCTTTTCAGCAATTTCGGCCATTTCCTTACCGAAAAACGTACCCTCCCCGTAGTCGGGCGGCTGGCCAAGTATGCGGACTTTGTACTCGTTGGAGTTCTCGCCGTATTTCTCGCGTAATTCCTGCTCGTACTTTCTGCCGGAAAGGCCGGGGACAACTTCCCCACCCTCTATAAAATTCGGCGTATCCTTAACCGATATATTGATTTTATGCCAGGTGTCGTCCGTGGTTATACAATCAATAAAGTCGCCCTGTGGGGCGGTAGGGTTGCCAATAGCCAGCCAGCGGGTATTGCCGGAGGTCAGTAGATGCTGGGCGGCCTTCCATATCTGGGGCAATATCCCCGCCGCCTCGTCAAATATGACCATGATGTTCTTGTTGTGGTAGCCTTGAAAAGCTGTGGCCTCAAGGGTTACGGTGTCCGGCTTGGTAGCGAATCCCAGGGCATACCACCTAAGTCCCGTTTCCACCTGAAAATCCAGCTTAGTCCGTGTAATCTTACCACCCAGCGGGAATTTAGCGTTTGCGTGGGCTTCCCTGATCTCTCGCCAGAGCAGCTCCTCCACCTGTTTATGAGTAGGGGCCGTAGTTACAACCGTAGCCGGCGGATAGCAAATCAGGAACCACAGGGCCAGCCGGGCCGCTGTGAAGGTTTTGGAGACGCCGTGCCCCGCCCCTACAGCCGTCCGCTCATGGTCCCGTACGGACTCGGCTACCTCCCGCATCTTGGGCCAGACATACTCAGGCCGCACATCCAGAACCTCAGTCATGAACCGCAAGGGGTCCGCCCGCCAGTCGGCCCGACAGGCCCGGATATCTTTGGTTTTTTGGGGCTTTACCGCTGCTTTGGCCATTATTGCCTTTTGTTGCGTATATGCAACTTTCCGTTCCACATAGTAGATTAATCGGCCATAACGACGTAATAATCCCGCCTATGCCCACATTTGAGGCTTTAGGCTGGGCAGGGGAGAGGAGCAAACCTTGGCCGGTGGCCCACTGTGATTAGGCGCTCGCGGGTCGCCCAAGTAAAATCATCCTCTCTGCTCGGAGTCGTCACTTCCATCCCGCTGCTGAGCTTGTTCAGGCCACGTTTCGTCTATATCGTGCGGCTGGCCCTGCAAAACCGCGTCAATCACTCTAAAACCGCTCAGATTGCCCCAGGTTCAACAAACACTCGGCAAGGCAACCCACAGTCGGCTACTTCTCGTTCGCCCGCCTAAGCCCCTCAAACCAAGGCTCCAGGCTGACCATCACTTTCTTTTGCAAGCCCCGCTAGGGCGTCCGCAAGGCTATTGCCAATATTATGCTCCGTTTTCTCTGTAAATAACTTCAAATGCTTACCTAACAACTCCAGCGCCTTATTGGCTCCGTGAGCGTTGAAGGTGTATTTGCCCGTTTCCTCCCCCTTGCGGCCCCTCGCAGGTGTAGCGGCCATGCACCGCTCATAAACGTCCATAAGCCCCGTAAGTACATATTCGGCGGTAAGCTGTGTTTCCCACGCTGCCCTTTTTTGCAGCTCGGCAATGCGATTACCAACTTCAACATCTTTCAGCAAGCGTTGTCCTTGGGAGTATGCCGTTTTTTTGCTATAACCCGCCCTTGTCGCTGCCTGCGTTGCGTTACAATCTACAATATATTCCTGGCAAAACCTTTCCCTCTTGGCGTTGTCCAGGGCTTTTTCCTGTTCAGTCGCTTTTGCTTTGGCTACTAAAGCTTCGAGTTCGGCTGTGGGGTCTGCGTTGGGCATGGCTATTTTCTCATCTCCCAGCCTGGACAGCCCATAGCTGCCGGCCCTGTCTTCCAATCTTCCATTTTGGCTGGCGCTTCAGGATGATTGCAGACAAATCGAGGATACGGCGATTCTGCGACTGTTTCGCGTTTCCAGTGCTTACAGCGTTGGCCTGAGCTGCTGTACGGACACCATTTATCACTCATTCTGTCCCCTCGATTGTGTCTGCCATCCAGCCTTGTGTTACAAGCCAGCCTTCATGGGGCGTTACTTGGCCCTTATCAAGCCACAGCGGGTCTTCTGTGGGGCTTACAATAATTTTAGGCTGGCAGCTACTTGCGCAGGCGATCACGAAACCAAGCGCCAAGAGCCTTACCGTTTTTAGCAGCGTTTGCATCGTGTCCCGCCTGTCGTGCCTTTCGCTCCTTTTTCGCCCTGGTTTCCGGGTCCAGTCGGTATTTCAGATACCAGAGGGCGGCCCCTGCTATGGCTGTAACAAGGGCGATGATGAGCTTGGTCATTTGCTTATTTTGGTTGTGGCGACAATCCTGCCGACAACGGCCACGATTCCGCCTATAACGGCAACCACTTGGGCGACTAGGGCGGTAATGTTGGCACTCTCGGCTTCGATGCCCGCTTCAATGGCGGGCGTTTTGGTCAGATAGGCCAGCAGGGAGGCGACAACGCCGACAATAACTCCAAGGATGGTCTTGCTCAGATACCAGGGTTTTGTTTCTTCGGGCATTTATGTTCCTTTCTCAAAAGGCGAACCCACATTTGCAAAGGCCGGAAAATCCATCATAATCTATATCAGAGCCACAGCGGGGGCAGGTGCCGTCCATTTTGGCTTCTGTTATCTCCGCCGGGGTGGGATAGTCAATCGGGCCGGTAATTGGCCTCAAGACCGCTTTAAGCTGCGACAACTGGTGTATATCCTGTCGCTTGGTTTTTTGTTTTCGGTTGATGACTCTCATG